GTGGAAACCGAGGGTCACCCCTCGGTTTTGCGCCTTAGCGCCGGGACACCGAGAATCTCATTTTTCTAGAGCCAGTAGAGAATAGTTACTAGAACATTTCATCCCTATTCCTGGTTAGTTTCGATTCCTTTACCCCTCTTTCAACTCATGGCAACAGCGGAACCGGAGTGTACCACCTGGTTGTAAAACTCAGGCGGGCTCGTCGGATCTCAAGATCGTTAAGATCTAATTCCGCTGGACACGCTCTCTTCCTGTTTTCCCTCCTGTTCATCCGTGCCCTAACTATCCGGTGAATTCCTTTAATCACTTCACGACCGCCACAATTTTCAACGAACTTCTCTAAATTCAGCGAGAAGTCATCGTGGACAGCGTGAAAGCTCAGATCTGCATGAGCTCGAGATAGTATTCCAGAAACGGGCGCCTGATCACCATGGCGCTCAAGATGTTCGTCCCACTCGTCAATTGGGACCAGCTCCTTCTCAAGTTGGAGCTCCTTCGATACTCTGCTAATCTCCGTCGAGATCGCACGGAGGGCATCAGCCCTCACCGACCGCATAGACGTCGCGGTCGAGTAGCTCTCGGCCTTGTCAGGTTGTTCTTTCAATACCTGAACCAAGAAGCTGTCGAAGGTGGTGTATTTTGTTTCTGGAAGTGGACTAAGACCTAATCCACCTAGGGTCTGAGGGAGATAATATGACATTTCTGGGTGCACTTCCGATGTTATCGTTTTCAGTTGTTTCTGGAAATGCTTATAGCGTCTGATTTGACGGAACCCAAAAAGTCGAAGAGCGACCTGTCTCTCTGTTTCATCAATTTCATAGTCTGCCTTTAGTTGTTTTAGCAAACCTTCCTGCCGCTGTGGTATTGTCTTATACCATCTTGTATACCCTTCTAACCGTTCACTCCAACCCTTAATGTACTCGTGTTTGTGATGTTTAGTCAGAAAACTTTCCAAATCTTCGGGCTGAGCTTTAATCCCTGTCTTCTTGAAGGCACGGTTAAGGTACGCGGTCCGGTGTTCGGGTGTTGATCCGGATAGAGACCAGAGTGAATGAACATACTCTTTTGGTCGCAGATCTATCCCTGTACAAGAGGAACGACTCCCTCCGTACAGCATCCGAACATTCAATTGAGAGACTTTTCGAGTTTTCCTTGTCCTCGTGATCTTGTATAACTCTGAGTTAATTACTAGAAATTTCCTATGTGTATAGTTCTTTCCCATAGAAAACTTTAAGCCACAGCGTGCTGTGACTTCCTTCCAAATCTCATAGTGCTCATCATCAATACATCGGAAAAGAATGTCATCACCGTTCACTACCATGGGTAGCTCA